TGCCTTCCCACAATTCTCTTTAAGACCCTCCGCTTCACTTGAAATGACCGGTATCCCACTACTCATAGCCTCCGTAGCCGTTCTTCCCCAACTCTCATAATGAGATGGCATGAGAAGTACCCTTGTTTGTGCGTACCATTGCTTTATATCTATCGAATTTTGGACATATTTTATGTTTGGCAAGTCTTCCTTCACTTGGATGTCATACGAGCCTAAAACGCCTAAAAATCGCTTATGTGGCATCGCTCTTGCAATCTCTGCAAATATCTTACCACCTTTATTCTCATTAACGTTTATAAGCGTTATATATTCATTGTTTATTGTCTCAATCCCTACATCATAATGCCTATAATCAACGGGTGGAGTGAGTACAAAGTCAGGATATTCGTATTTTAATTCTTTTTTAGCCCATTCTGAATTGTAAACAATATGCTGTCTCTTTTGAGCGTTTACAATATCAGGTGACTCATAAGTGTTATGTATAAAATGGAAAACCGGCTTTTTATACATAGAAGCAAGACCTATATTCAAATGTGTATAATCCAAGTGACTAAATACACAATCTGCCCAAAAGAAAAGGGATTGTATAATAGAAGGGTCGGAAGGAAATACGTCTATGCCTTCAAAGCAGTAATTCCTATATATTTTAAATTGATTCGCTTGATGCAAAACAACCTTAATGCTATGCCCTTTGCTTTGCAAATCTTTAAGTAAATTATGCATCATCCATTCAGCACCACAATTGTGTTGAGGTGGATACAAATGTATTGAAGCAAGTATATTCATAAATAAAATATTATATCAGATTCTTCTTCGATGGATTTATAGTTTTTATACTCTCCTTTCAACTTATCATAAAAACCATCAGACAAATAATGCTTCTCGAACTTAACCTCTTTTATCTTCCATTCATTAAAGTCTATACTATCTATAATCCTCTCATCATACCCTTCGCAATCAACTTGCAAATAGTCTACTTCTTGAATCCTATATTTCTCCATCAACTTGTCAAATGTTGTTGTCATTAGAGTATGTCTACTCAAATGCTTCCTATTAACATCTTTCATAAAGTTGTTTATTGGAAGTCCATCAACTATCACGCTTGAACAACCATTGATGTAGTAATCATAATTATGCAAATCCAATGGATGTACATAGGCTATATCTACTCTTTCTTTAATGTCTGATATTGCAGTACACTCGCAATAAACTTCACCTTTCATAACCCTAACATTATCGCATAATTGCATAAAATGATAAGGTATAGGCTCAACAAATATTATCTTGGCATCATCAATATCTTTAATCTTATCAAAGATATTATCATGGCTAATGCCATCCATAGCACCAATAATAACAAATGTCTTATGGTTTGTTCCAATCATATAAATATGGGAGAGGCATTAAGCCCCTCCCTATATTGTTTAGATGTTGCCGTAGATAGCAGCAGTTGGCTGATACTGAAGCAATGCAGTCCTCGCCTCGCACCTGAAAGTCACGAGGTTTTGTACATAATCTGTTCCATTGTAAGGAGTAGATGATACATTGAGACCAGATTGCTGAGCAATTGCATACTTGCTAAGGTCAATGATATACATCTTACCGGTAGTGACTTGAGAGTGAGGAACAACAGGAACACCTGCAATCCTTACAATACCGTTAGCATCAATGCTAACACCACCAGGAAGTGAGTAATCAGTACCCTTAGTCTTCATCAAAGAAGCCCAACCTGCATGAGTAATCAAAGAGATACCTGCGGTCCAATTCAATGATTGGAGTTGAGCAACGTAGTCAATGAACTTCTCAGCGGTATTTGCACCACTTGAAACACCTGCGGTAGCAGAGGCAGCGATAGCGTTGAGGATTTCAACGTTCTCACGCTGTTGGAAATCTTCAATGAGAGAGTTCTGAAGGTAAGACTGCAAGAAGAACAAATCATCAAGCATCTGACGAGATACCTTAACCCAACCGGCAAGATAGGTCAGAGGATTGTTAATCATCTCCAAATCATAATCCAAAGCGGCCTTATCTGTCGCCTCCGTGGTCTGACGACCAAAGCTGCCTTCTCCCACGGGAGTCTTGGCACGAGGGAAAGTTACAGAACCACCTTGTACTGGAACAACATTGATGAGTGAACGCAAATGTGGATTCACGAAAGACCTCATAAATGAGTTGTCCAAATAGCTGATGTAAGCAGATCCGGTGAGGTTGTTAGCAAGAGTCATAGTACCAACAGCTTTCAACTCAATGTTGTGGCTGAAGTCACGACCACCTTGGCGGCCTGCTTCCTTTACAATCAACTCGTGATTAGAAGCGATAGCATCAGCAATACCGGATTTGATTTCAGAAATCATCTCGCCATAAGTAGAAGTAATTTTCTGCTCACTCTTGGAAGAAATCTTACCATAAGCAGCTTTAACTTTAGCAAGTTCGTCAACGGTCTCACCAAGAGTCTTGTTGCTCTTCTGAAGATTCTCATTGAGTTCAGATACTTTATCGCTGAACTCTTTAGTAGCCTTTGCATTTTCAGAAGCAAGTGCTTCTTTCTGCTCTTTAAGTTTCAGTTCCAGAGCAGATTGGAACTCTTTCAAATTTTCCATTTGTTGATTTTAAAAATTGTTGAGAATAGATATTAAACTTTTCTCAAGCGAGTTATCATCAACCTTTTGCTGCTCTGGCTCTTCAACAGATACCTTCGTGCTACTTAATTTTTCTACCGCTTGTGCTAATTGCCTAACCTTTATTAAACACAAATCTATTGCATTATCAGATGCATCAGTATTGCGTATAAACTTTTCAAAAATACGAATTTCCTCTTTAAGTTCATCAATATCCCTTTCACCCTTAAACCCAAGGAACGGAGTGTTCTCGTTAGCACCCCAAGCCGTCAAAGATGACCCTTCGTACAACTTAACATCTTTAATAAGATTTCCATTCTCACTCTTCTGCTCGTTAAGGATATTAAAGCCTATGCTATGCTCAGTTATAAGACCACCCTCAGCCATTTTAATGTAATCAAGACCAAATGTTGTCTCAACTAATTTAGACTCGTAATAAAGCCCAAAATCGTCTTCCTTTAGTACTGATATCCTACCAAGTGGAAGATTAGGGTTATGGTTAAGCAAATGTTTAACACGTTGCTTTCCTTCAGGACCCCAATCCTGAATGGATCTCTTGAATGCACCTGGCATCATTATATCACCATCGGAGTCAAGATTATTAAAAGAAGAAAAGTAACCACTAACAACTAAACTCTTCCTATCAATGTCTTTAAAGTCAAGTTTTGCTGCCTTATACTTATACAACATAATATTTTTATTTTTTGTAAATAATGTTATTGTCTTTGTCTCTCCTTGGAACAAACATGATAGTACACCTGCAATTGATTGTAAAGCCTATTGGTGTCTTCGGGTCTCCTGGCATATCAGCCAATATAACCCTACCAAGTTTATCTTTACTCATAAATGGTTCGTTCAATGGTCTTATTTGCCCATCCATATCAAGGTGGTCAAAGAAGTCTTTAGGTATCCTTCTTGTCCTACTATCTCTTCTTGAAACCCATATCTTATCAACCTCAAATGAATGTTTATCTGATGCCAAATATAAACTATAATTACTTGCCCTCATCACCTCCGTTCTTGAAATCATAGCACCTCTCCTCTTCATCATCTCCAACTCCTTATCATTCAATATCCCTTCTGCTATCTCATACTTATCTTTTCCCTCATCAATAAAATTCAAAACTAATAAAGACAATCTCTTTTTAGTTGTATTCGTTATTAATGTTGCTATCCAAAATCCATAGTCAATAAGAAACTGCAAAATCCCTTCTATAAAAGAACTATCCAACCCATATGGATCAGTAGACTTACTTACCATCTGCCTCGTTGCCCTATATGATGCATTACCAAATATAGCCCCACACTCCCTATACATATCATTTAGCACCTCCATCACCTCCCTATTCCAAAGATATGTATTCATCCTACCTAAAGCCTCTTTAGGGTTAGTTGCAATCATATCCTTCACAAAAACATTAATCTCGTTATCCAACGCTTGATATATCCTCTTAGCATACTTTATATCAAGTTGCCTCCGCAACCGCTCCACCCTCATCCAATAGTCTCCTCGCTGCCTCTCGCTCATCTTCAAGCCTTTTTCTATAAGAGTACCTTGCATCATTTCTCATTGAATGTTCAATCCTACAAGTCCTCTCCATTGGGATCTTCGGAAATCTCTTCATCACTATCTCCCATATCTCGCTGTCCGTTGTCATTGCCGTTATCGTTGGTGTTATCATTTGTAACGTTTAAATCCATTCCTGCGAACTCAATAGGTATCAAACCTTGATTCAAATAGCTTGTAGCCCATGGTCCGCCTTTCTCATCATAATTCATCGCAACACGCTTCTCATCCATCGTCAACCAGTTGGCATCACGAAGAGAACGAACCATCCTCTCCATGTCTTGTTGCATTTCCGGAAGAGCAGTTATATCAAAGTCAATAAACAAATTCTCACCAAACCTTGGCAACAACCAATGATTCAACTCATCACGCAAATTCGCACACATCGGAACAATAGTGTTGGTCACCAAATCCCTCATTGCGTTCTGATAGTTGTTGTATGATGATGTATCCGTATCAAAAATAACGGCAGGTAACCCAAATACCCTACACCATTGTTGCAAACTAACCTGCATAGCCTTTATCAACTCCATGTCAACACTTGACAATCCAAAGTTCATATA